GGCCGCGACCTGACCGAGAGCGAGGGTTGGATGTTCATGCAGCAAGTCAAGCTGGTGCGCCTGTTTACGCGCAGCGACTACCACGCCGACAGCGCCGAGGACAACATTGCCTACGCCGCGTTGCTGGCCGAAGCGAAGGGAGACGGACGTTGATTACACGGTGCGCCCTTACTTGGCCGCAAAACGCCGCTTTTTAGCGGGTCCACCACAAGCAAAACCTAACTTTTTGAAGCGTTTTGTTCTGTACAGGTATTCGCCGATAGCATCCTGTATTTCAGGCGTTACCTTTACGATGGAGTTCGGGTCGGTGGCAAAAGACTTGAATTTCATCGTTGACGTGGTTGGGTTGTTGTTTTTGTCAAACTTTTTAGCTCGCTCGAACACAGGGTTAAATGGTATCTCAGCGGGTATGAGGTTCTCCATCTGCCCTTTTACTGTACCCGACAAACCAGAGTTGTAATCAACCCGCATGTTGACAGGTTCCCCCAACACATTCGCGTACTCGTTTGTATTTTCAAACAAATCACGTTTTGTCTTACTAAGCAATTCTGGATCGACACGGAAAAAGTTGCTTGGGTCGATTTGAGCAACGCTAAAGCCAGTAGAACCTTGTGGGGCAAGGCGCAGCCCCTGTTCCGACACAGCTAAACGCGCTAAAGCACCGAGATTTTTTGGGACGCCTGCCGCTTGTGCTTTTTGGTTTACGTCGGAAAGTCGTTTTACGACTAGTTTTCGGTCCGCGCCAGTGCGCGTTAGTAGGTCGAACATACCCAGATCGGGGTCTTCTGCAAATCCTTGAAAGTCAGGTAGCCCTTGCGCGCCGCTTCGGATGTAGTCATCGATGGCGCGGAGGGTGTCCCCCGAATAACCCATTTCCGGTATCATTTTTGCGAGGACCGAGCTTCCTTGGTGGCTAAAGTCAGACCCCGACGGACCCATGTTGACGTGCAAGCCGAAAAGCGGGTCTCCCGGATTTGCGTTGTAGAAATCTTGTATCATGCGAGCGTCGTTTTCTGTAAAACCAGCGTCGCTGGCCCACACGAGGGGGCTGCCTATGGCGCGTTCTTGCGCCCCGTATCCAGCACCGCCGTAAGTTGAAACAGGGCTGCGAAGGCGGACACCGTCTACCGAAATAACATCTTTGTTGGCCATCGTGGCGTCACCGAGCATGCGGTACAGACCCGACCCGATTGGGAAGTCGGCCTCTGTCAGCTCCGGTAGGTCCGGCTCGGGTGTGCGGTTCCGGTATTCTGCCGTAAAGTTAAGGGGATCGGGTTTGTCCGCGCCATAGCTTGTGCTGTACCCAGCAGGGTGTTGGGCGGAGAAAGGTTTCATGCCTACGACAGGGAAACCTTGTTCCGCCGCTTGGGATGTGACTGACTGCGCGTTGCCCGGTTCAATCTTGAACCGCTCTAACTCGGGATCTGGATCTATTTTAAGTGGGCCGACCGTGTATGTTTCTCGGATGGCGCGGCGTTCGGCTGGGTCTTTAACTTGGTTGCGCGCTCGCGCCTCCTGCCTCACGCGGGTAGACGCTTGCGACACGACCTGTTCAGGCGTTGATTTGCGGCGCGACTTACCACCTTTACCGGGGAGCGGTTCTACTTGCGGCGGTGTTGCCGTAAACGGCGCAACTTTTTTCTTCGATGGTGCGTCCATGTTGAGAACTTTACGCAGCGGCACTTCAAAGGCGTCGGGGATGTAATCCGCGCCAGCTTCAATGCCCTTTTCGATTAACCGACGTACGGGTGTTCTGGCCACGGCTTACTTCCTTGATTTGTTGACGGCGTATACCGCAGATTTGCCTTTTGAGAAACAGCGATCTGCGGACACGCGGCCGCCTATGGCGTATCCTTCAAAATAATCTTTGAGTTGGTCCCATTGCTCAGGGTCAAGCCCATTGTGATATTTATCGCGCTCCCGATCCCAATATTCAGGGTTGTAGTTTCCTCGGTCTTTAGCGCGTTGTTCTAGTCGTTCCTTCACAACAGTGTTGTCGAGATAACGCCCATCTGGCAGCTTCACCAAGTTACTGTTTCGAAGGTCGCCGACGTTGCCCCACTGGCCGCTCTTCACGAAATCCTGCACGAAGGGTAGGTAGGTGTCCTTGGGGGCGGCGTTTTGCTTGCCCTTGATTTGGACAATGTCGTTCGGAATGTCCATGCCGATAGGCTCAAGGCCCTGAGACGTTCTAAACTCGTTCATGTAATCAACGAGGTCGCGGGTGCTGCCAAAGTTGCCGGTGCGGCTCTGGTCTTTCTGTTTCTGTATCCAAGCGGGCCAGTATTCTGTGTCGCGCAGATCGGCGATGGCCTGCCTGTAAATTTCCGACTGGTCCCCCGGACGCGTCTCAATCGTCACATGCGGCTCGCCCTTGGCGTCACGCAGCGAGAAGATGCGCGACTGACCTGACATGACGTCGGAGCAGTAGTTGCCGACGCAGTGGCCCATCGTGTCACCTTCGTACTTGAGGGCCTGTTGTAGTGGTTCGAACCCAAATGCGTTTTGCGCTTGTTTAAGCGCCACGTCGCGGGTGACCCCCGCTGGAAAACTTTCGCCGGTGACTGTGCTGGTAGCGGTGAAGTATGTTGTTCCACTTTCTGGGTCAATTTTCTCTTCAAGGGTAAACCCGTTACCTTCGTCGGGTGCCTTCAGCTCCGCCCAACGCAATCCCATAGGGTTGTCGTCGGCGTACTCTTTGAACGTCTGCACGGCGGGGCTGTCGAGGTTGCTCAACGCCGCGCGCTCCATCTCCTTGGCGCGGAACTGATTGATCAGACCGACGCGTTCGGCCGCCTGCGCCAGACCCATGCGTCCGAGGCTTTCGGGGCGCACGGCCAGATCGCTTGGCAATCCGCTGCGGGGGTCCATGGCGTTGCGCATCTCATCGAGCAGATGCCCCATGCCCATTTTATCTTGCAAGGCGTAGGTGTCGCCAACGCCGTACAGTTCGTCGGTGACAGGGGCCTTTTTCAGCCACGGCATGTTCACGGCGAGGGACGCACCAAAATCGTAACCCGCCCTTGGGTCGGCCCCCTCCGGCGCGTAAAGTTGGTCAATGCCGAGGTAAGTGCCAATCGGCCTTCTGCTGATAACGCTTGACGCGGTATCCGACCACTCTTCCGGCGACATCTCAACATGAAGCGCGCCGCGTTCGGCCAGCGCGCGCATCGGATCGTCCGGCGTACCCATCTCGTTTTTGATATAGCGCGGGGCTGCGCGGAGGAACCAGTCTTGTAATTGGCTTAAAGGCCCGGAAGCGTCGCGGGCGAGGCGCAGACTGTTGTCCGCAATACGGCGCGCTGCGTTTTCGGGCGAGCGGTTCGGGTTAGCCTCGTCAACGAGACTTTGGGCCTTCGCGCGGGCCTCGTCCTCACGGTCAAATATCATCGGGGTTTTATCGTTGAACACTACCCACCTGCCGTCGTCCGGCAGTTGTGTGACTTTTACGCCAAGATCAGACGCTCTTTGCCCTCCGATGCTTTTATCTACGAACCACTGACCACCTTTTGTTTTAACCGCGAAGGGTGGCAGCGCCGGTCCCGGTGCGGGGAGCGCAAGTGGCTTTGGCGGCGCGGGGAGTGCCTTTGGTTTTGGGTTGACCGCAAGTTTGGGCTTTGCCTTTGTCTTCGGCACGTCGATACTGAACGCTTTACGCAACGGCGTTTCGATGACGTCGGGGATGTAATCCGCGCCGGCTTCGATGCCTTTTTCTATCAGTCGGCGTACCGGTGTTCTGGCCACGGCGTATTCCTCAGTATTTCGACATCAAACGCTTCAGCGTCATCGCAGCTTGGTAGCCCGGCTTGGTGCTGGCCGCTTTGCCCGCGAGATACCGACCACCGGCTTTTGCACCTGCGCCAGCGCCAGACGCGGCGGTGTACGAGAGTGTATTGCCGAGGGCGTCCTTGCGGATGTCGCCAGCTATGTCAGCCCGCTCTTTAGCCTTGCCTGCGCCGTATGCCGCACCTTGCGCCAAGTCGTCGAGACCGCCTGCCACGAAACGTACCGCCCGAGGGGCATTGGCCACCACGCGTGTGGCTCCGAGGCTTGGTGCCAGCATCGACCCGCCGATCATGCCCGCGCCTTCGAGGGCGAGAGCCGTGTTTGGGTTGGCTAGGGCGTAACGCTCTTGCAGCCTGCGGATCTCGTCGCGCTCGGTCTTGTACGGCCTGCCGCCAGCCCTAGAACGTATGAATGCCTCAATCTCGTCGGCGGTGCCAAACGTGAGGCCTTGGCCGAACGTGCGGGCCGCGTTGCCATAGTCGTAGCCGGACTTCTTTGCCTTGCCGCCCTTGTTGAATGCCTGAACGCTGCCGCCACGGTACATGCCCAACGAGACGCCTTCAGCGAGTGTATTGTCGTCCACATAGTACATGCGACCGTCAGGGCCTTCT